ACCAATGCGTCACCATCCTGCTGAATGAGCGTATCGCACAACTGGTGAAGGAGATAGACAGTGATAATAAAGCCAACAAGTGACCTGACGCTGCCGTGGGTAGACTTCTCGTCACTCACCGCTGTCAACACATGCCCACGTTGGGGCATCATTCACAGCATACACGGCAAGCGCTTGTCTGCTGGTGTTGACCGTGTACTGCCGCTTGAAGCTGGTAGAGCTATGCACGATGTGTTCGCATGCTGTCGCTTCTTCGACTTGATGACAGCTACTGACGCTGACGGTGATGTAGGTGACCGCGTTACCGAGTATGCAGATAAGTTGTTCAAGAATGCAGAACACCCAGATCGCTGGCATCTGGCGTTGAAGTACTTCTTCGGCAGTGAAGATGCAGAAACACGTTGCATGCAGATGTGCCTCAACCTACTCGAAACATCAGGCTACTACGACGATCCACGTGACAATAAGCGTACGATGACTAACCTCGAAACTGCAGCCATCAACTACATACAACGCTACCCACTAGGCCGCTTCATCCCCATCATGACTGACAAGGTGATAGGCATTGAGGTGCCAATCGACGTGACTGTGTATAGTCTAGAAGATGTGCCACTTGTACGCATCATCGGTCGCGTTGATGGTGTGTGCATTGATACACTGCGCCCTAATGATCCTGTACCAGAGGTGCATGAGAACAAGACCGGCTCACGCATTGACACCGTATGGAGTAGCAGCTTCGACACCTCACACCAAGTGACCACCTACTGCGTCGCCATGTCTTGTATACTCGGTATACAGATAACCAACTGCGTCATGTGGGGATTGCAGATACCAGTGCCGAAGTCATCCATGTACAGCGACGGCATCATGCGCTATCCAACAGCGCGCAACAGTGAAGCAGTCGTCGAGTGGGCTGAGTGGATAATGCATACACTCAATGTCATCGACCAGTACAAAGACGACCCCACTAATGCACCTATGTACACACATAGCTGCAACCGCTACTTCCGTAGCTGTAGCTTCATCCCTCTGTGTGTGGAGAGTAGAGAACAGCGTAAGCACATATACGAACATGAGATGACTGTAGATAGGTGGTCACCTCTAGCTGACTCGATTGGTGAGTAGTAAGCGTGAGGATGCAACTTGTGTCGGGCTACGCCCTCTGGGGTATAGCTGCTTGCGTCTACTATAGCATGTGATATACTTCTTACTACAACAACACGAGGTGAGGTATGGAAATCAAGATAGAGAAAGCAGCAGACACGCCTAGTCGCTTGTCAATGATCCTATGGGGTGACAGCGGGTGTGGTAAGACTACACTAGCTGCAACAGCACCGGGTAAGAAGCTGTTTGTCGCCTTCGATCCAGATGGTGACATGAGCATTCGCAACATGCCTGATTGGGATCGCATCAACCTGACGCATGAGAAGTCCAACGACATCGTCAAGGAAGGTACTAAGCCGGACCCGTATACTCTGTATACACTCATTGAGAAGTACGACACCGTAGTTGTCGATAGCCTCACTAAGTTCAGCGAACATGCGCTTGTCTACGCAGTGATGATGAATGCTATGCGCAAGTCAACAATGGAGAACCCCGGTCTTGTCGGCTACGGTGCACGCAACATCTACGTCGGTGCGTTCGTGAGCAACATGATCCGCATCACCAACATGCTGAACAAGAACATCATCTTCATCACTCATGAACGTGCACCAGAGATGAACGCTGATGGCGCAGTTGTCGGTGTCAACATGATGCTCGGTGGTCAGCTGCCTAACGTCACTAGCAAGGACATCAGCGAAGTGTGGAACATGCGTGATCATGGTGGCAAACGCTACATCGCCATCCGTCCAGAACGCAATCGCTCACCGATGAAGTCGCGTATGTTCGACATGACAGCGGCTACCAGCTTTGAGTGGAAGTACAACGCCAACAAGCTTGAAGGTGACACCATCGCAAAGTGGTGGGAGCTATTCCAGCTTGGTCAATACACCAAACTTTCACTACCGAAATAGCCCACTACATCTAGTAGTGCGGTTGTAACCACAGGGCTAGCTATGGTGGCTTGCTCGCTCGCCAGTGGTGTGTACACTTCACAGCCACCTTAACAAGGGAGACTACAATGGGACTTCTTAACTTCAGTGAGAACATTGCGGATGCAGAAGCGCCTCCGCAGTTGCCGCAGGGTGAGTACAAGTGCATCTGCACTGCTGCCGTTGACAAGATGGCTGCAAGCAGCGGCAACCCGATGTTGACGCTCACTCTGCAGATCGCGAAGTCGGAATTTCCTGCTGACTTCGACGCTGGTGAGGGTGTCGATGCGCAGACGTTCACGTTGAACGTGGTGTGCCGCGACATCCCCGCTGATCGCTACCGCATGAAGCGTACATGTGCAGCGTTCGGTGTGCCGATGTCGAACGTCATCAACCCTGATGACTTCGTTGGCAAGGAGGCTCGCGCTCGCATCAAGATGGGGAAGGACTTGGAGAACAATCCCCGTGCAGAAGTTGGACAGGTGTTGCCACTCTAACACCTGTAGTGTAGTGTGTGTGTGGGAGGTGGCAATACCGTCACCTCCCACAAGTTCAACTCTTAATAGAGGATGCTCGTTATGGCTACATCTCCCTCTCGCTCGCCTTCATCCATCTCAAGCGCGAAGAAGCAAGTCAACCGCGCACCACAGAAGCGCACCTTCCACTTCTTCTTGCGTGTCACCGACGCCAACGGCACTGTCATTCCCGGTGCCAAGCTGCAAGTTGACCGCATCATGACTGACGCACGTAAGGTTGTCGAGTTTCTCGACACTCCCGAGTATGCGAACAGCGGCCTCACTCGCGTCAAGCATGAGATCATCGCCAACACGCGCGGTGAAGAGAAGGATGGTGCTACGTCTGTTGGCTGAGCCTTCCCCTTGCTATAGCTGACTGGCGAGCAGCGCCGTGCACATCACGTCCCCGTAGTGTGCACGGCGTTTGTATACTGAGTATACAGCAACAGGAGACGACAATGAGCGAAGTCAAAGGCAGCATCGGTGCGTATCGCGTTCGTGAGAGTTTCAATCCTAGTGGTGAAAACATCGTTGACAAGATCAAGCGCTACACTGCTGATCTGATCGACATTTGCGAAGACTTCAAGAAGTCTAGCAGAGACGACGTGAATAGCGATGAACAAGCACGTCTTGCTGCACTTGCGCAGACTGCATACGAGGAAGCAGCTATGTGGGCAGTGAAAGCAGCTACCACCAACAAGTAGTACTATCCACTAAGCTGCGAAACATGGCAGCGTATAAGGAACATCGCTATGGACTTAGACGCAGAGCAACAGCGTGCAGTTGATCTATGCACGGACATGAGCAAGCGCCTCGTCGGTGTGACAGGTGAGGCGGGCACTGGCAAGACGACGATCATCAAGCAGACATGCGACATACTTGTAGAGCATGACATTCCCTTCGCTGTAGCTGCACCCACTGGCAAAGCAGCACGTCGCATCAGAGAAGCAACAGGCTACCCAGCAACTACAATTCACAAGCTGCTGGAGTTCAATCGTCCAGACTTTGACGATGAAACTGGTGAGCCTACTTCAGTCAGCGCACCAGCACGTACAGCACGCAACCCACTCGATGTAGACGTTGTCATCATTGACGAGTACGCAATGGTGCCAACTGGCTTGCACCGTGATCTCATCGCGGCGCTTGGTAGAGGTGCTATGCGTGTGTTCGGTGATGTGCGTCAGCTACCACCCATTGAGAACGCTGACCTAGTAGACCCAACATCACCGTTCATGCGATGCTTGGAGATGCCACACACCGTGACGCTTGACAACATCTACCGTCAGGCTGAAGGCAACGGCATCATTGAAGTAGCACGTCGTATCAACCGCGGTCAGTTCTTTGGCAGCAACACTGATGTGAAGGTGTTGCTAGGCGATGCTGTACTACACACCATGTACGGCATGCTTGAGAACAACAGCACAGACTGGACCCTACTCAGCAACCAGATCATCTCACCCGCTAGGAAGTCAGACATAGGCACCATGCGGTTGAACAGCATACTACAGGCTCGCTTCAACAAAGACATGATCGGTCGCGTTGAGCTACCACGTAACAAGTGGGAGCAGAAGAACAAAGTCTTCGTTGCTGTAGGTGACAAGGTTGTATGCAACACCAACAGCTATGACCTGCGTGACTACGATCAGCGCTTCAGTGAGTACTACGACGGCGTCGGTGTGCTTAGCAGCTTCATCCCTTGTCCAGAGACAAAGCAAATGTTGAACGGGGAGGTAGGCAAGATCATCGACATAGACGAGTTCGGTGTACTAGAGATTGACTTCGGTGATCGTGTCGTTGAACTGCCACCAGCGGTAGGTGAGTACAATGCACGCAAGCGCTACCACTTCACATATGATCCGCGCAAGGTGATTGACCTTGCCTACGCACTCACTACGCACAAGTGTCAAGGCTCACAATATGACCATGTCGCATACGTGATGGCATCATGTGCGTTCTTCAACCTGAGTAGACCTAACTTCTACACCGGCATCACACGTGCTGCTAAGCATGCAACCATACTGACTGACCAACGCAGTATGGCTACGTCACTCAAATCAATGGGCTGGAAGAGGAAGAAGTCATGAACACCATCGCTGAATTGCGTGAACGGTTCTGTCGTCAAGCTGAACAAGCACAGCTATCCGTCGAGTGTGCAATGGGTGGCATAGTCAGTGGCACCATAGCGATCATCGCTGAAGCACCCGGCATCAATGAGGTAGCACAAGGCATGCCGCTTGTCGGCGGTGCAGGTAACATCCTGTGGAAGTCACTGCGCACATACTGCCCAGAGGTGAAGCGCGGTGAGTGCTACATTACAAACGTCGTAAAGCGTCAAGTATCATTCGGTGTTGGGGACTCAGCAAACAGGAAGCCTGTCGGTAAGCATGAGCTTGTTGCGTGGCAGGAGCTATTGCTGTGGGAGTTGTCACATCTGCCGAACTTGCGACATGTACTTCTGCTTGGCAACTATGCGATTGAAGCTGTTCTAAGCAAGAAGGGCATAACAAATTGGCGTGGCTCGGTACTCGATTGCAGCGTGGGCAATAAGCAAATAACTGCAGTGTGCACATACAACCCTGCCTTCTGTGCGCGTGATCCCATGTCGCACATCATATTCGACATGGACATAGCTGACAAGCTACGCCCGGTTATACGCGGGGAGTACGCACCTCATGAAGTCGTCACACACATCAACCCCACGAAGCAGCAAGCAATTGACTACATTCGTCATTGTCAAGCCTCACGTGATCCTGTCGCCAGTGACATTGAAGTTGTCTCTAATGAAACAGCTTGCGTCGGGCTTGCACATTCACACACCGAAGCGATGTGCATCGCATTCAGAACTGAAGACGCGAATGTATACTCAGTATACGACGAGGCAGAGATACGTCGTCATCTCCAACGCTTATACGCTGCGCCTACTACGCGCATGGTGTGGCAGAATGGAGGCTTTGACATGGCGTGGCTTTGGTTCAAGGACCGCATTCTTTGTCGCCAAGCATACAGCGATACGATGCTTGGTCATCATGTGCTATACCCAACAATGCCCCATGACCTCGGCTTCATTGTCAAGCAGTACACGATGCACCCCTTCTACAAGAATGAGAAGGATGAATGGCGGCATACTGGTGGCATCGACAACTTCTGGATATACAACGGTAAAGATTGTGCACTCACACTTGCGTCGAATGCTAGCATCGTTGCAGAGCTACGTGAACAGAAGCTAGACAAGTTCTACTTCGAGCACGTGATGCGCTTGCAAGCACATCTAGTGTGGATGACAGTCGGTGGCATCCTCAACGACATGCCTATGCGTGAGCGCATGCTTGATGAGAACACACCGGGCAATCTGTATGATGACCTGCAGCACAAGCTGACTGCGTTCTATGAAGCTGTACAGGAGGCAACAGGTGACAAGCTGTACACTCCTAACCCCAACAGCCCGAAGCAGATGGCTGACTTGTACTTCACTAAGCTGAAGCTAGTAGGCAGGGGCGTGAGTACTGACTACACCAACCGCGGATTGATGAGAAAGCACCCACGCACCACCGCTGCAGCACGCAAAGTCTTAGACGCCGTTGATGCTTACATCGAAGATGATAAGTTCTTCAGTGTCTATGCCAGTGCGCGCCCAGACGCTGACTCACGCATGCGATGTGACTACCGACAGACAGGTGTTCGCAACGCGCCGGGTCGCTTGTCTAGCGCGCAGACGTTGTGGGGTAGCGGCGGTAATCTGCAGAACATTCCCGACCGTGCGAAGGAGATGTTCATCGCTGACCCTGACTGCTGCTTCATATATATCGACGGCAGTCAAGCTGAAGCACGTGTCGTCGGTTGGCGCTACAACATCGGCACATGGATCAGTCAGTTCGAGCGTGCGCGGCTCGATGGCAGCTATGATTGCCACCGCGCTCTCGCCGCAGACATGTTCAATGTACCGTATGCAGACGTTCCCGCCTTCGACCGTTACCCCTTGGACGAAGCTGCCGCGCTGCGTGATGGCATTGATTTTGTCGCTGACCAAGCGGGCAAGCCCACCATCAGGTACATCGCTAAGAGGTGCAGACATGGTCTTAACTACCGCATGATGCCGGATAGACTAGCCCTAACCACAGGCTTGCCACTCTCTACAGCAAGTGAAGCATTTGTCAAGTATCACAAGCTCACGCCTGAAATCAAGGTAGGATGGCAAGCTGACCTCGACCGGGTGCGCAATGATCGCTCTATCTACAACGCCTATGGTAGGCGATATGTTCAACTAATTCCGGTGACAGAGGAGAGTACTGAAAGCATCGTCGCTTTCTACCCACAATCCACGGTTGGTGACCACGTATGTCGCGTCATCTACAAAGCACATGACGATCCGAAGTGGCCCAAGGGTAAGGCACGTATAGCTTTGAATACACACGATGGGTTGATAGGCATCGCTCACAAGTCAGTGGCGAAGCAGGCTCTGCGTGTGCTAGTCAAGCACGCAGAGGCACCCATCGTGATTGAAGGCAGAGAGCTGATCATCCCTGCTGAGTGCGGCATCAGTGTAGCTGGTGCTGATGGAGTACACAGGTGGAGTACGATCAAGAAGATCAAACGACAGGAGGTGTTCCGTGGCTAATGGCGAGCAGTGTACGGTGTGCGGCTGGACACAGACAGCACACGACATGGCAGTAGTGTACAAGGAGCTTTGCTGGTACTGGTGGTGCTTACATCCATTCACTACTGAGCCACAGCCTGAGCCTGCTCAGGAGGCGCACCACCAGCATCAGCGTGCATCAACTGATCTAGCGTCTTCATAGAGAACTCACGACCACCCAACAACGGAGCAAGAACTTGTCCATACTTCTTGGCGAGTTCTTGCTCCATGTATTGTATAGCGATCTGCTGTTGCTTCATGTTCGCTTGCTGCGCTTGGATCGTCTTGTTGACGCGCTCTTGTTGCACTTCAGGTGGCAAGCCACGTGTAGGCTTCAACGATGCGGCGTCCTTTGCGTAGTCACGTTGTGCCTTGCGCAGTTGACCAAGCGGACCTGTCTCCTTGCTGAAGTCAGCTACCTCATTAGAGATTTGCAGCAGCACTCTATTAGTGACAGGATTGACGGGCGTACCACCTATCTGCACATCACGTGCGCGGCGTGCTTGGTTAGTAGGACTAAGCGACGTATCACGTGCACCCACCACGCTCCTGATGTGGTTGTTACTCTCCTGCACATACTGCCACGACGGCGTCATGACAGAGTACTTCTCTCTGCCTTGCCATAGTGGCACTACATCAGGGATGTTCTTCGTTGCATTGTTGAACGTAGTAGTAAGCGCTGCATTCAATCCCCTACCGAAGTCCATGCTCTGTCGCTGTGTCAGCACACTGCCGGGACGTATAGAGCTATCGAACTTCGCAGCATGCATCATCACTTCAATGCCTTGTGCTATGTGACTACCCATTGCACCACCGAGTGCGTTGGCTAGCAGCATCTGCGTGTTCGTAGCTTGTCCTAAGTTAGTAGCAGCTTCAGCTTGCGGACCAGCGCGGAAGTTCTGGTTGAAGCTGCGGAAGATATTGCCACCTCTAGTATCAGCTGTCTGCGGATCGAGCTTGATACCACCCATAGCAAGCAGCGCTTGGAATGCTGGTGGCATACCCGGCATCAAGTTGTCAGCGAATGTGGGCCACACACCTTCACTCAGTGGTCGCGGTGTGATGCCACTAGGTAGTGCACCCATCGCCTGCGCCAGTGCACCTGTTGCAGCAATGATGCCTGCAAAGTCAGGAGCGATAGGCAGCTTCCAGAACATGTCACGACTAAACGGTGTGTCCCATCCTTGAATGAATATCTTAGGATGAGGTATGTCTACATAGCGCCAGATGTCATTAGCGCTTGTCTCCTGCCACAAGTTCCTAGCACTCTCCTCATTCCATGTAGTGCGCCACCACAGCGACGTGCCTATTGCACCCATCATCATCACCAGCCGAGGCATCACTATATGTGCAGTCTCTGGACTAGTTAAGTTGCGCAGTAGATGATACGTTCCCAACTTAGTCTGCGTCAGGTAAGGAGTGACAGCTTCAAGATCACGCATCAACTTGCTGCCAGCCACCTTAGTCATATCGCCGCCTAGATGGCGTGTCGCATTGATGAGCCTATCCATCTCAAACTGCGGTATGTTGCCTCCATAACGACGGCTAAGTATGCCGTAGTTCTGTGCATAGAACATACGCTGCGGTGCAAGGTATATCTGATTGATGACATCCTTGTAGAACCCGTACATGCTACGCATGACGCTAGGTATCTGTGCATTCATCACATCATAAGCATCGCTAGCCTTGCGCACACCTTGATGGATGCTGTGGTTGTTGACCATGCCAGCATCACGCAGCCTGATTGAATGTAGCTCATGCGTATAGTTGGCAGCACGTGTCACACCGCGGAGCATAGCATCGTACGTTGGCTGACCAAGCGCTTGACGCAGCACGCCGAATGCACCGCTCTCAGCATGCAGGTTAGCACGTAGCCAACGGAAGCTGTTATCAGCCATGACTTCAGCGATGCCGCGTATAGCATGCCACGGCATTTCAACGATGGCAGTAGGATCAACTATCCTGCCTAGCGTCTGGTTAGCAAAGCGCTCTGGCAGTACATGTCGCAGTGCTGTATCTATACGACCGAATGCATAACCAACAGGCTTCGTCACCATGCCAACCACTAGATTGTACATAGCTGCCTTCGGTGCAAACGCTGGATTGCCGAAGCCAGTGGTGAAGTACTTGAACCACTTCGACATCTCACTGCCGAAGCGCACCATGCCGCTATACGTGTGTGGCTGATGACGCATGACACGTGCCATGTCTACATCACCTAGCTGCCACAAGCGGAAGCGGCCTTGATGCCACTCAATGACAGTGTCAGCCTTACGCAGTGCCTCCTTCACGAAGTCGCTAGTTTGCAACATGCTGCGATTGTACCACTGGCGACTAGCTACATCAGTGACAGGTCGCACCTTGCCTGCAAGCTGGAAGCTAGAAGGCCCGCCATACACAGGGTCCACTGCTAGTGCACGCACACCAGCATTGCGAGCATGTGTAAGCGATACATCAATGTCCACGTACTTGTGATAGAGCCGCAAGCTAGTCATCACATCAAGCGGGTGTGTGACACGTGTCTCAGTTCGACTAGCACCCTGTCGCACACTCCTATCGAGGCTGTGAATAGCGCTCTCATGGCCGACTACGCTAGCTGCGTTGCTATGCTCCTGTGCATACGTGTCCTTGAATGACTCACGCAGGCCACGCCACATGCGTCTGACACCACCTAGCCCTTGCAGTGGATCGTCCATCAGCGGTATGTGATATGGATTGCGTGTGCGCCATGCAGTGTATGTCGCTTGGTCGATCTTGCCTACGTTGAGCAGCTTGCGTGCAGCGTCATCAGCAGCACGGCTGACGGCGTTCCTGATAGCAACAACGAATGGTCGCTGATCACTGGCAACCTGATTAGCTAGATGCCGCATGCGTGGCATGTCAAACTCAGGCAGCGATGTACGTGCACTAGGCACATCTTGTGCGACACGTTGGAAGTCAGCACGACGCAAGCGCAGAGTACGCTGCGCCATAGCTAGACGCATACGATTTGCGCCTTGCTGCTGTAGCCTCTGCAAGTTCTGCTGCGCACGCTGCACCTGCTCTAGCAACGAGTCATGCAGTATGTCTCGCTTCGCCACCTGCGAGTGCGCACGCAGTGCTTCAAGTACACCACGCGCATTCGGTCCATTAGCACCACCGGGTGCTGCTGCTACTGCATCCTCAATAGGTCGCACAGTAGCATCGCTGCTACCACGCACGCGATCTTGTAGCACTGATGTGAAGTTGTCAGAGAATATCTGCTCTATCTCATTGGCTTCAGCACGACCAGCTTGTAAGCTACCACCTTGATCAGCTCGATTGACATCACGCACAGCATCGACAGTGCTAGCACCTTCATCCATCGTCTGCGTCTCGATGTGACGCTTCGCTGCTATAGGTGTGAAGATGTCATCACTATGTGCATTAGGTGTAAGCTGACGAGGATCACCAGCACTCACGCTAGCTTGACCGGGTACTACAGGATTGGCTATCCTGCTATCAACGGGTGCCATGTTTGGCTGCTGTAGTGCTCTCGCTGCATCAGACAACTGCGCACCTTGCAGAGCATGCGTTCGTCCTCTGGTAGCAGCTATGACGGCACCCAGTGCAGCCGCTACACCTCCAGTTGCTGCTAAGGCACCAATTCCATGATCATCTGTTGCATCAGGTGTGAATGCAGTAGGCTTGCCTTGCAGTCCTCGACCAGCTTGATCAATTGCTACACCAGCAGCAGCGTTAATCGCTACATTTGTTCCAGTGTAAGGCATGGTGAGAGGTGTGAATATCTCGGCAGTGCGCAACGCACCGCGCCCGATAGCACTATTAGCAGCACGACCAATAACAGGCACGCCAGTGACAGCAGCACGTGTTGCATTAGCCCAACCAGTAGGTCCGGGTACAAGCGCTCCACCAATCGCTTCAGCAGCACCTTCAGTCCAGCTACGCTCGCTCTCAGGTCTTTCATCACCTAGCGCTCCACGCACAACGTCTTTAGCTTTGCCAGCTAGCCAGTGCGTGCCACCCTTCTGCTGAAGTGCGAAGTCTTCATACTCCTTAGTCTTCTGGTAGTCCTGCAAACCAGCGAGTATGTCAGCTTCACTAAGCGCTGGGTTCTGTTGCTTCCATGCAGCAGCTATCTCTTGGAAGTGCTTCTGTCTATTAGCATCAGCTTCAGGTATCTCCTGCTGCTTCTGAAACTCCTCCATGAATGGAGTGCCTTGAGTATATGAGCGTATAGCAGCGCCTGCTGCGCCGGTGACAGTGGGGAATAGATTGATGAAATCAGTGGGTATAGTAGCAGCACCAGTAGCTGCTGACTTCAGGTGATCAAGAACACCACCACCACGTATAGATGCATTGAGCTTCTCAATCCCACCCTCTTCTTCAGGATCAATGCCTGTTTCTGCAATCATCTCCTCGCGTGTGAGTGGCATGTTACTTCACCTGTTGTGCACCAGCTGGCGGGTCTTCACCGGGCTTAGTGTGCACTATGCGGCCATCAGGCAGCTTCCATGAACGGTAGCTATTCTTGTCACCAAGCGGCTTAGCACCAGCACCAGCTTTAGGTGCAGCAGGCATAGGTGGCTTAGCAGCACCAGCAGCAGGTGCAGCGGTGTCATACGGTATAGGTGTAGTAGATGTAGTAGTCCTACCCGGCATAGGCGGTATCTCAATCTTGTCATCACTGCCAACAGGCAGACCGTTGCGGAAGCGCTCCACCTTCACAGGCTTGCCAGCTAGTGGCGCTGCTGCTGGCGATGGCTTAGCAGTTGCTGCACTTGGCTTGCTCTTGAACAAGTCAGAGATAGCGTTGTAGCCAGTGCGTGCAATCTGCACTGGCGCAGTACGTTGCAACACCTCCATCATTGTCTGCGGTGTGACGATAGGTGCTTGTGCTTCCTGTGGCTGTGCAGCAGGAGTGCCACCTTGCGGCGCAATCGCCTGCTTGAATGTGTTGTACAACTTGTCAACAGCAGGACCAGCTTGCGACGGCTCTATAGGCACTTGCGGTGCAGCTACTTGTGGCGCAGCTTCTTCACCACCACTCGGTGGCAGTGGTATGTCAGACACCGTACCACCTTGCACAGGTGTAGATGGCAGCGAAGGCAGCGACGGGACTTGTACACTGTCCCACTTGCCTTCCTTCTGCGAGAAGATCGCCTTAGCAAGTTCAGCAGCACGCTGTGCAGCACTCATGCCAGCTTGACCAGCACGCAGCGATGCATCAGCACTGACACGGCCAATCTGCTCTAGCGCAGTACCAGCCTGATTGCCCATGCGTTGTGCTTGAGAACCGATAGCACTGCCGATCTTGCCGTATGGCACCTGCATGTACGGCAAGTACTGGTTGACATCACCAGCGTCTGGCAGTGGTGGTGCACTAAGCTCGGGCATTCCTCCTACATTAGCAGCATCAGTGCCGGCGTTGTATGGCTGCTTCATCGTGTTGAACAATGCATTGCGCACATCGTTCTGCATCTTGTAGCGTTCATGTGGAGGTGGCCACCCTGATAATGCAGACTTTATACGACTACCGGGTGAGATGTAGTCAGCTGGCAGTGTAGGCTCACGCGGTGCTTGCATGCCTTCAGCACGTTCACGCCTGCTGAACGGTTGTGTAGGCATAGTCAAGTTAGCACCCGGTAGTCCGCGTGGTGGTGCGAACTCATTGCCTGCAGCAGCCGCCATGTTAGGCACTTCAAACTCATTGCCTTCTGGTGCAGCCATCACATCACCGCCGAACTCAGCGGTTTCAGGTATAGCCATGTTGGGCTGTTCGTATTCATTGCCAGCAGGCATAGCCATTGCATCAGGTGCAAACTCATTGCCTGAAGGCATCGCCATCGGTGATGGAGCGAACTCATTCTCTTGTGGCATAGCCATCTCAGGCATCATGCCAGCTTCATCGAATGATTGTGCACCATCCTGTGGACGTGCACGTGGCATAGGCACATCAAGCTGCGCTTCACCAGCTTCACCGAATAGACCGCTATAAGCACCCGGCTGTTGCATAGCATCAGTAGCTACAGCCTGCATGTCAGCAGGACGTGGCCTAGGCATAGGCATCTGCACTTGTGGAGGCTCTGGATAGTTAGCTTCAAACGGCAGATCATGCGGCACTGTAGTAGGATCAGGTGCATACGGCTGCTGCGGCTGCTGTATACCCGGTATACTATCAGGCCGTATACCCGGTGGCAACGCTGGTGGAGTAGGTGCAGGCATAGCTTGCGCTGCGCCCGGTGATGGCGCTTGTGGTGCTTGTGGTGTAGCTGCTACCTGCGGTGCACCCTTCGGAGTGACAGCAGCACCAGCAAAGATGTTGCCACCAGTGACATCAACATTAGTCTCACTAGGCTTGGGCGATGGACGTGGATATTCAGTCAGCGGCTTGCGTGCTTGTGACGATGCTTCAGTAGGCTTAGCAGGTGCTTGTGCTACTTGTGTACGCTGCGGCAACTGTCCTGCAAACTTAGGACCACCGCGTGTTTCTGATGCTTCAACATGCCACGGCTCATGGCCGAGCGGGAATTTCAGTCCGAATTGGCGCGCATTGTTATGCACCCACTGCTTAGCTGCTGGTGTGCCGTAGTGTAGATCAGTAGCGTTGCCACGACCATGTTCACTGCGGCCGGGAGGAGCGACCCACTTACGTGCAGCTTCAGGTGAGCCGTACTTGCGTACAGCGTCATTCCATAGTTGTGCTTGACGTTCAGGACTGCGATAGCCTGATATAATGCCAAGCGCTTTACGTATCTCAGGAGGCGCAGCGTCAAACATAGCTTGCAGACGTTGCTGCATCATCTGGCCTAGACCAGTGACATGTTCAGGAGGCTTGCCACGCAAGTAGCCTGTGAGCGAACGACCTTGCATACCTGCATTAGGCACATCGGCAGGAGGACGTGGAGGCTGCTCACCACCTGCTACTTGCGGACCAGCAGGTGTAGCTTGCGACTGTTGCGTGGGCTGTCCTGACGTATCAAGCCCCTTGCCTTGCACAGCAGCAGTGCGCCACGGATGCATCCTACTATCAAGTATCTTCTGTCCTTCAGCTATAGTAGCTTCACCGTGGTAGCCGTTGTTTGTAAGCACCCTAGCGAAGTCAACAGGCTTGCCATTGGCATCCTTCAGCCCAAGCTTATCAAGTACTTCAACCATCTTCATAGTAGGATTGATCTTCACAGCAGCGACAAGCGCTGGTCCTCCCTTCACACCGAATTGGTGTAGCCAATGCCAGTTGCGCATGTCATTGACACTGTCAGTCAGCTGCACAGCCTTGCCGCCAAGCGTAGTACGCCTGACCATCTCACTGTGATTGTGCGCCATGTTCTTAGCAGTAGCATGGCCCATCTTCACAAGGTCATATGCATCTTGTACAGTAAGACCGTTCTGCCGCAGTAGCTGTGGTGTCCACTGAAATGGTCCCTTCGGACCCTTGTTAGGATCAGGGTTGTCTTGATTGCGACCACCACCTGTTTCCATGCCGTAGGTCATAAGCAGCTGACCTTCAGGTATGCCGTACTGCTTTTCAGCCTTGCTCCATTCAGCAAGTACTTCAGGAGTGACACCTCTGAATATGACTTGCGGTGCAGGCTTACGCCTTGCAGCAGGCAGTGATGTAGTAGGTGTCTTAGCTGCACCACGTGGATGCACCTTGGCATCAGCTTTGGCAGCAGCTACTTCCTCTGGGCTGGATTGTGCAAACGTGTCCATGCCAGCACCACCAACCATAGTGTTGCTGCCGCCTGATGTATTCATCGAGAAGGTGTCTGGATTGAGTATAGGCGTATCACCCATCGTGCTGCCGTCATTAGCAGGAGCGGCAGGAGCGGCAGGTGTAGCTGTGCCCATAGACCCATCATGTGCACCAGTGCTTGGCGTGTATGCAGCTTGACCTGTCCTGCTAGACGTGATCGCATCACGTCTATCCCACTCAGCATTGCGCAGGCCGAACATCTTCAATTGCAGAGCTTCAGCACGTTCGCGATCCATGCGACGTGCCAGCAGTGTGTAGAACAACTGCGCAAGCTTGTCGTTAGCTTCAGCTTCACGCCGAGCTATAGCACCTGTCTCATCTTTGATGCTGGTAGGTATGGTGCCAGCTTGTGCCATTGTGCTACCCTAAGTTCTCACCTTGTCGATAGTAGCTGTTGCTGCCACCACCACTGCTAGAACCACTGAAGCCACCTACGCCGCCACCGCCGTTGTATGCGTTCTTAGCACCTGCCATCCTGAATGCACTAGCAAGCGCAGAGCCAGCACCAGCAACAGCGTTGCCGTAGCCTAAGTTAGGCTGTACGTAGTCAAGCGTGCCACCCTTTGCACCGTAGCGCTCAGTAGCGAGTGCACCTGTAGTCAGGTCACCCTTTGTAGCACTCTCAAGTTGGCTAGAGTTGTCGATGTTCTGTGGCTTGTAGCTGACATCAGGCAGTGCAGCAGCGCGAGTGGCGAACATGTTGTACAAGTTGGCAAGCTGATTACGTCTAGAGTCAACTTCCTTCTGACCAGTGCCACGTGCCATCAGCTTCGCTTGCAGTGCTGCCTTGCGATAGCTCTCATCGTTGGCATTGCGCATTGCTTCAGCTATGCGAGGGAAGTTAGAGTTATTCCTAGTACGGAAGCCTCGTGTGTATGCACCAGTCTCAGCAGCTGCAGCGCTCTCACGAATAGCGTCAGTCTGCGCACGCATCAACTGCGCTTCAAATGCACGATCACTGCGCGCTGGGCCTGTGTTTATGAGCTGACGCTTGAATGTGTCAGCTATGCCTTCTTCTTCTAAGCTACGAGCGTAGTTGCGCTCCATAGCCTTACGACGCATTGGCAAGTCTTGAGTGAGCACCTTGCGCTGCTCAGCGTCTTGGAGCTTCATCATCTCCAAGACTTCGGGTGAGCCAGTAGTGACCCACCCCTTGCCCGGTACGAAGCGTACACTAGTGCCGCGTATATCAGTGCTACCAAGCTTCTGTTCACGTCGCAGCTTGTTAGCCATAGCAATAGCTTCAGCACGCTCACGCTCGCGTTGCTGATAGTTCATGACGTTGACAGCCCAATTCATGCGGTTGGCGTCTTCTTGCGCCTCCGCTTGTAGGATGCCACCGTATAGAGACGCGCCAGCGCCTAGTACGCCGCCTAACATCTCAATCATGCGCGTACTCCTTAGAAGATACCCTCATTCGCGCGTGTGTTCTCGCTGTTGCGCTTGGCTTCATTCTCGAACGTGTCGTACAGCGATGTAGTACCTGTCGTACCAGTGCCCGGTGTCGATGCATTGCCAACACGTGACGCCGCCTTGCCGAGCAGTGAGTTGACATCAAAGAACTCACGACCACCGACTGCACCGCGGATGTCACCTTCAAGGCTTTGTTGACGTTCGCTGGCGTAGTCACGAATACGACCAGCTTCACGACCCGGATCGTAGGTGCCACCGAAGTCCCACGCAGCCGCTTGATCGAGTGAACCTTGACGGCGCGTGTTGATGTCACCTGTGATGTCTTCAAGCACGCCACGACCGATGCCTTGTAGATCGGTGTTAGCAGTAGCGCGGCCTGTTTGTAGATCACGCAGTGCACGATCATACACTACGTTGCTAGCTTGACCACGATCACGTGCAGCAGTCAGGTCAGACATAGCGTCATTGTACTGCTGATCGAGGATGCTATTGAGAATGGCGTCGTCAGATGTGCCACTGAATGTGGTTTCAGCATAGTAGGGGTCGATCTGACTACCGAACTGCTGCGAGTACTTGTTGCGCTGACCAGTGCGTGCAGAGCCAAGTATCTCATCTAGAATAGTAGAGTTGAATGCACCGCTGTAATCACCGCCGGTTTGCAGTGCAGAGTTCGCGTTGTTGATACGACCTGTGAACTGGTCATACACACCGTATGGATCACCTGCTTCGATGCCCATAGAACGCAGCCTGCTAGTGCCAGTAGACAGCGCGCCTGTATATGCAGCGTTCTTACCACTCGTCCAAGCAGCGTCAGCTACGCGCTTCTCTTCGTCACGTATAGCCTTCTCACGATCAGCGCGGCGCTGTTCACGCTCAAACTCTTGAGCAGCTTCCCACTCGCGAGCTTGTGCTTGCTCTTGTGGCGATGGTTGCGGAGGTGGAACATAACCACCACCACCTTTAGTCTCAAGCGCAGGAGTTTCAGCCTTCTTCTTGCGCTTCTTAGCAGTAACAGTAGTAAGCTGTGTGGCAACCACGGCCACACGCGGCTCTTCATTTGACTTGCGCTTCGTCTGCGCCCAATGTGCGATGTGTGCCGGGATCATGTGTCTCGTCCTGTTTGATGTTGGTCACCTTCACAGCGATATAGCCCTGCTTATTATAACCTAAGAAACCGAGGAACTTAAACACGCGCTCTGTAACGGATGGATCGCTATCATGCTCAACTTGAGTATAGATACGTTCGCAATGACGTTTAATAGCCCACTCTTCATATGCCATAATGAGTGCGCTAGCAGCTTGACCTGTACGATACTGCGGTACTACGTACCACATCTGCTGCACGGCGTAGTGACGAAAGCTGTAGAAGCTGCGCTCGATGGTAGCTGCTAGATAGCCAACAGCTTCACCTTTGGAGTTGTACGCTATCCAACAGTTTACTTGCTCACGCTGCTTATCGAGCGTGAAGTTGAAGCATGTAGCAGCTACTGCTGCACTACTAAACTCACGCACACCACCGAACTCGACGTGATGCAGCTGCGCCAACATCTCGATGTCAACGCCGTGCGTCGGTGTTTGTAGCTCTTCTATATGCATCAGTACAAACAAGCATCCGTTGTGATGACAGTGTTACGCAGCCTACCTGCTACATTAGTGTCAGTGATACGCTTCGTCGTATTGATCCTACCACCAATGCAAGCATCAGCGGCTAGCTCTAGCTGCGTGCGCTCACGCCATGTCCAACAACCACCGAGTAGCACGCATATACTGAGTATAGACAAGCTACGCATGTATCACGAAGCCGAACACTTTCCAGCCAAGCAAGAACAGCAGCACGAAGAACAGCAGTGTGCTAGCATGAATAGCCCACGGCCATTGTCCCGGTGCATACGTCGTACCGAGCCATGAGAAGAACCACAGCACCATCAGCACCCAGAAGAGTAAGCCGATTGACATGACGTTCCTCCTATTTGCACTTCTGTATTACTTCAGACAACAACTTGTCACGCTCAGTAGCACGCGATGCTACACTGTAGAGAGTGAAGCCTACTATCACCATGCACAGCAAGTTGATCACAACAACAGCGAGCGTGATAGGCTGGCTCTTCAACGCCTCCGCTACAGTGTGAGCAGCTTTGCCTGATGCTTGGATCATGTTGGCGGCGGCAGTGTTCGCAGTGTCAGCTCTACTTCATCAGGGTCTAACGCTACATTGCCTTCATCAACCCACGCTAGATAGAGCAAGTAATCAGCGTTGCCTAAGTCAAGCGGAATGACAGCTTCATCGCTCAAGCGCCTGATAGTGCCGTGCACTGTGATCATGTATTTAGGTTCAGCCATCACATCACCTAATATATTGGCATCTCAGCATCAGCTATCCAACCAGAGTTTGCGTTCATGAACCAGTAGCATACTAGTGCGCCTGTTTGTGATTGGAAAATGCCAGCATGTGATCTCGCTGGCTGTATACTGAACGAGTTTGTTGTATTGTTAGGTGTATATGAGCCGAAGTATGACACAGTAGGCGTTGCACGCTTCGTCACTTGATACAACCAATCCCAAATAGGATTGCAACCATTGTTGATAGCGAAGATTGATTGGCTTGCTGCCTCGTTGTCAGTACGTTCGTAGTAGCGCATACACCTGTGCATCTCTAATGCTCTATCAGGCGGGATGAATGGTGTTGCTACTGAACCTTCTTCAAGTTTGACACCTGTCATGTAGAGATCGAATGCAGCAGCTGGTGGAACGTCCAAACGAATGCGTACACCGCTGGTGTTTGGAGTAGTACCTAGTGTCTTGCCTGCAATGCTACCGATGTTGAAGACAGCTTGAAAGCGTTGCCACGTTGTTGTAACAGCAAACGTGTTGTTTCCTACAAGCGTAGCAACATCGCTAGCAGACGGTGAGCCACCTAGGCCAAACTGGCGGTCGAGGCTTACAGACATGGTGAAGTTTGCAGCACCTTTAGCATAGAACGATATTGTCATCGTCTTGTTAGCGAACTTTGTAATGTCCTCAACCAGCTGCAACAGGCGGCGGAATGAGCTACCACCTGAACCAGTCTGGTTCCAGCGTAGACATACGCCAAAGTTTGCTAGCTCATTAGCAGCAAGCGGTGTCTGTGAAATCGTGTAAGTACCAACACTGCCATCGAATGATGTGAAGTAGCGATCTAATGTATACGTGCCTGATGCCACGTTTGAGAATGAAGTAGCACGCTGTGCAACATACATATCACCGTTGATTGCGTAGTTGAAGCCACCACCAGCGGCACCATCGACATATTGCTTAGTAGCAGCTTCCAACGCTGCAGTAGGATCGGCTGGTAGCACTAGTGCGCCAGTCATAGTGTCGCCAGCTTTAGCAACAAACACACCGCTAGTGCTGCTGATACCAGTGATCCACTTCTCACCGTCCCATGTGTAAGTAGGCACACCTTCTACAGGTGTAGTAGGATGCTTCTGACCTACAGTTAGTGGTGGACCGGGGAAGTCGATAGCCATTGCACTACTCCGCAGGCGGTGTTTGTTGCGCTTGCAGCATTGCTACAAATGCATCGCTTAGTATCTTCGCTTGCAGCAGGAATTGTTGGAAGTTCGCGGCGCTCAATCCAGTGGGTATGAGATGCAATGTATCACGCACATTCTGTGCAGCAGTGATAGCAGCACTAATGCCAGCATCAATACGCACATTGGCATCTACAACAGGCGGCACAGGTGGTGGTACTACATAAGGATCAGGCACACCACCATCTGCTAGCCACTCATTGTACTCAGCGCGATCACGATTGGCTGGATCATTTGGTATGTACGCACTATCACTAGTGCGGATCACAGCGTCGGTGTCGGTGAGTTGATACTCAGCCATCACAACCTCGCATCCGCGATAGAATTTGCAGCTATTACAGCAAATTGAGAAGAAGCTGTTTGGTTGAGGCCAGTATAATCCACACAAGTAAAGACAGGGGTTCCAGCACTGCCAGCACCCCAATACATCGTTGGAGTAGCACGCTTTTGAACCTTAAAGAACCACGTTGTGGCAGATGCATAAGTGCCTGCTGGTGTCGTTTGCAGACCAGCCAATGTTTTTTCATAATACCGCTGACACGTCAGCAACTCCTCACCATACGGACGCATGAGCAGCGGCGATTGTGCAGCAGCAATAGTGTGAGTGCCGGGGAGGACGACAACGCCTGTAAAGCGGCATGCGTTATTCGCGTCCGCGACACCATTAACTTGTGTAGATGCACAGAAGAGATTGCCAGCTACCCAAGTGTTCGGAGATGCAAACCAACTACTTCCAGCAGCCATCGTAAAGTATACATGCAATCCTGTCGTGTTATCCGCTGTCCATGTACCAGTTACATCACCTGGAATTGTGACGGTGTTATATTGAGGGACGTTTGCAGCGGCCTGAGTGTATGTGGTGATGTATGCACGGGTGTTACCACCATTCGCTACAGATACGCTGTAAACTCCGGGTTTGGTGTGATTTGTCCAAAATCCTATGGTGATAGGTTGAGCATCTGCCGCGCCCCACCCTAGTTTAGCAATGCGAAAACCTTCAATCCGCTGATACAGGATGACATAATCACTAGCAGCGAGAGATGCTTTTGCTGTTGTTATGGCCGTGTAAGCGAACCATCTAAATGGTTGTCCGAATGATGATCCAGCTGCTAATTGACCGCCTGTTATAGTGATGCTAATGCTCGATGCAACCAACCAACCATCACAAACATAACCGTTAGTCGTTCTACCAGCTGCGCCGATTTCCTGACTAATCTCCATCCCACCGTTGATCTGCATACCATTAGCAGCAAGTGCACTAATAGGTGTAGCTTCAACCTTAGTAACAAGCATCGACGTATCAGGCACAGGTACAGCAGGCACCCACTGCGACGTGTTGCCGTCATTGTAGTACAGATACAGATTGCCCTTATCACTCTCCCACCACAGCGTGCCAGCAGTAGCACCAGCGGGTGGTGTATCACTGACGATGATCTTCGCACCAAGCGCGATTGCAGCATCTACATACGCAGTCGTTGCAATGCGCGTGCTGTTGTTATTAGCACTAGCTGTTGTTGAAGTGGGTGAGCCTGTGAGTGCTGGTGATGCTAGCGGCGCTTTAGCAGCGAGGTCTGTAATTAGGTCAGTGACATCACCTTGCGCGTGTGTATGAGCAAAATCAGTGATGTCAGCTTTCACATGCGTGTGCGTTGCAGCTGCACGTGATGTATCAGTTGGATGCTTATGATCCTCGCGTGCATACTTAGTAGCAATACCAACAGCAGCAACGCCGTCCATCAGCGGCACGACTGTAGCAGCTGGCACAGTAATAGCGTCTACGTACTCTTTAGTAGCACCGTGTGTAGGGCTAGCTGGTGCAGCAGTGAGGAGGATTTGGTTGAACGTCGGTGTACTAGTGTCACCTACACCTAGATTAGTTCTAGACGTTGCTTTGTTCTCAACGTCATTGAGGTTCTCAGTAGACACCATGTCACCGCCACCAGTGCCACTGATACCAGCGTCACCAGTACGCATGAATGCTACTAGTATGTCATCACCGTTAGCGAGTGAGCCACCATGTGTAATTTGTGTGACAGGCACCTCTTGCCACGTGCCATTGTCAGTGACAGGACCGTTGACAGTCAACACCATGAAGTTCGCAGGTGAGTCTTCACGGCGTAGGTACAAGCTACCCCTAGACGTTGTATTAGTGCTATCATCCCACGATAGCGTCCACGGCGACACATCAGGATTGCCCGGATCACCGCTGAAGCTGCTGATGTAGACGCGCGTTATGAGATTAGGATCGTGTGAATTGAACTTAATGTTGCCAGCTAGTGGATCAGATGATACAGTGTTGTCATCATACGTCCACTTGAATGAACTCTGAATGGATGTAGCTTCATCAGCTGCAGCCTGCGCTATATCAGCGGCAGCTTCTGCATCAGCGGCGTCTTGTGCAGCTTCAGCAGCGGCAGTGTTGACAGTATCTACAGCAGCCGTAGCATCAAACACCTGCGCCCACGGCGGGTCTGCAAACACCGCACCGGATGTGTGATGCTCAGTACACAAGTAGTAGCGATACTCATCTACATATACAATGTCACCCATTGCATACGCAGTGTTCGCTTGCCACTGTCCACGGAACAGAGGCACGCCAAGTACTTGTACTGTCCAATATGTGGGATTGGCTGCACGCTCGTCAGCGAATGAGCCTGTTGCAGCGCTTGTATGTGATACTAAGCAACGATATAAATCACCGCTTTCAACTTCAAAAACACGATCACCTTCTACATACATAGTAGAGTTGAGCCACTCACCTTTAATAGGTGGAGTGCCCAACTGTGTGAACATGTTATCAAGCTGTGACCAGTTCGCATACTCTAATGTATGCCAACGTGGTGTGTCGAAGTTTATGAGTTTGAAGTTATAGTTAGGTGTGTAACCACGTATGTTACCTACCATTATAGCCACCATTTTTAATGTGGCTATAAAGCCGCCGCTGTCTGTTATTATACCGCTGCGCGGGCAGAAGACGAATAGCACGAAATCTCGACATTGTCAACCCCTTACAACGCTTCCTTTTTGATATAAGAAGCTGATGCCACTTATTGACAACGGGCCTGTAGTAGCACCGCTGATACGTGTCTTGATGATCTTGTGCTTCACAGGTACAGTCCACAGCTTCTGCTCACGTGTGCGACGACCTGCGCCGTATACTTGCTGACCAGCACCGAATGCACCTGCTTCATTAGGCACGAATGTGAGTGAGCGTGCTGGCATGTATTGTCCTGTTGCTGCGTCTTTATAGATGTTGTCAGCAAACACCTCTAGCTTGAATGGTGCTTCACCGTTTGCATCAATGTGTACAAAGCGCAGCGACTTTGTGCGCTGTCTAGCACCGAAGTCAGCCCACGGTAATTCCCAATCGAACTTGATAGGCTCACCTTTGTACTCTTCCCAACTGTCAGGTGCTAACTCACGCGCATCAGGGAAGTCACCAGCTATAGTCTGCACATCAGCTATACACTTATATACAAGTCCGTCGATGGCATCATACACGCGCTCGCCAGCGAAGTACTCTTGACCGCTCACCCATGATGCATAGTCGTACATACCAAACCAATCACCGTGCACTTGATGATCTGGTGAACCATAGCGCATCATGTAGCCGTCTTTAGTGAACAAGAACGAACGTCCCTCAAGCGTGCCACAGCCACAGTTGAATTGCATGTTATTAGGCAGCTTGAAGCGTGACCATGCGAATAGCTTCAACTGCGGCACATAGTGATATGCGTAGCCAATAGTGCTATTCACTACAGGATCAATGCGCACATTGATGCCACCACCGCCAACTTCAGTCATTGTTGATCCGAGTGGCAGCGTTGTACCTATAGTCATCAATATGTAGTTCTCATTCAGCACGCTCAGCACACGGCGACGACCGTTGATGAAGTTGTCTGCATCAATGCCTGCGAAGTCAGTGGCATTCGACACGTCAAGCATGTCGTTCTCTTCAAACTGATGATCATCTATACGCACGATGAGTGAGCTTTGCGTATACTCATTCTCTGCCATGTCACTGTCGAAGTAGAATGGATTGCTTGTCAACAAGCGCGGATCATCAGCGTCGAACTTCGGCATGTAGAAGTGCACAGTGCGGTTCTTGCTGTCATAGAAGCCGAATGTCTTCAACCGCATTGTTTCTTTTTTCAACCTGCCGATGTGCTTCGACATCATCGACTCGATGTAGTTGCTCACTCGCTCATCTTGCACAGCATTGCTCACTGTGGAGAGCTTAGCAGAAGGCACACCGTTGAAGTCGATCATGAACACATCGCTGCCTATCTCCACGATAGAACGCGGTGCGTTGCTGCCGAAGCCACTCAATGTGTCTACAGGTATAGGATCGTGTGAGCCGTCTTCTAGTACGTTGCCTAGCTTCATCAATGTCGTAGCTGTAGGCGTGATGACTAGCAGTGCATCTTTAATGACTGCAAACCCGCGCACAGTCTGTTCAGGACTAGCAGTGACCTTGCTCATGTCAACGTCAACTGCATCGTTGGTAACAGCACCAGAGTCCATGCCTGTGAACAGCGTGGCAGAGTCCTTCGATGCTATGCGTATCTCTGTCTTGTGATCTGGATACGTCGTTGGTTCTGTGTCATGTATAGTGAAGTACCTGAATGCTGACTTGCATGCATCAAATGCAGGCGCAAGTGCTGCATTGTCTGGATCAGGGTCAATGAGATATATGACAGGCGGACCTACTGATGCATCACGTGTGAAGTCGATTGACAGCGGCTTGTCATGGCCATTGCTGCACACCAACTCTGCACCGAAGATGTCCTGTGCTACTAGCTCTGTATGTGACCAGCCAACAGGATTACCAGCGCGTGCATACGCAATAGCAGCGCTCCATATACGCTGCACACTTCGCTCTCTATCCACTGTGAAGATGTCACCAGTACTTGTCCACACGATAATGAGATTGGCGAAGTAACGGCACTCGACAGGCTCACCACCCATCATGTGCGTATCTTGTACCCAATTGATTGTCTCTACTACGCTAGTACCTATAGCTGTCGATGCCGTAGCTAGCGCGATCTCAAAGTGATCAGCATCAACGACATGTCGCACACTGTGCGTACGGTTCATCTGTTCAGGCGTCACACCGTTGAATGTCTGATCCCAACCGCTGATAGTGACGTGCTGTAGTGGCTTAGCTTCAACGAACGGGTGTCCTGCCCAATTGATAGTAATGATGTATGCTGCAACTGGAAACACGTTAGACGTAGTGATGCTCACACTTGCGGAGCCGAATGTCTGCTCACCTTGCTTCAGCTTCAGAAACATCTCATAGCCGTTGCGCGGTCCTACACGTCTGTCTGTGTAGGTGATCATATTGTCAAACACAGGCGAGAACTTGCTAGTCAAGTTCTGCTCACTGTCTACTACGTTCAGCCCACCACCGAAGTCACGTACTGTGGTGTTCTCTAACTTCGCAGTAGGTCTTGGTTGTTTAGGACGACCGAGTGGCTTCAACTTTGTGAGCATCTGTACCATTAGTTCCACCTATTGACAGTGCTACGAGTGGACATGATGGTGTCGAGTGGGATGTTGTGTGCTTGTCTGTTGAACTGGCTTAGTGCATCTTGAAACAAGATGCGAAACTTGTCACTCGCACCGGGATTGGTGCCATCGTCTTCTAACACATCCCAACATGTGCCTAGCAGCAATAGCTGCGTATCCATGTGTATCTCATCGCCGTCCTGCTCGAAGTCTTCAGGCTTCGTGCGATATGTGATCCACACCTTGCCACTTGTTGTAACTGGTAGTATCTTGAACCACTTCGCTGTGTTAGTAGCGAGTGGTCTAAGTGACGGATACGAAATGTCAACATCACGCGCATTGCGTGGTGCGAGTGCGAGCGGCTTGTGTGAGCCTTCCCACATGACGCTGTGTATATCACGCCAGTCTTTGATCTTGTCTCCTAGATCACCTACGATGACACCTGATGCACCATCAAGCACATGCTCTTCTTGATATACAGTGTACTCAGGGTGCCAGTACTCACGGAATAACATGTCGAACTTGTGCTGCACTGCTAGCTGTATGCGTGGCTCAGCGTATATCTGCGCATCCAAGCCTTCAACGAGTGCGAGCCGCTGCAACACCTTCGTGACGATCTGTCCGAATGTGATCATGGTTTGTTCCACACTCTATATATAGCAGCGTGAAGTCCCCTCAGTTACGCACGCTGAAGGGACTATGCTGTTGAGAACATTCACACTTGTGGTTCGTACAGGTCGCTACTCTTGACGACCTTCTCACTGCCGTCTTCAAAGATGATCGTCACTTGATCGTAGATGGTAGACAGCTGATAGCCATCATCACCTTGACGTGCTGCTCTGGTAGCTACGATCTTCTTGTCTTGATACGTAGTGCGCAGCTTCGGCGCAGCTACAGGTGCAACATACGGCTCAGCTTTCTTGTCAGCCATTGTAATCTCCTCTACTTGTTGATAGCAAGCAGCCTGCGCAGTAGTGGTACTACGCAGGCTACCCGTTCGTACCTAGCTCTTGCACCGCTAAGTACTACGCAATAACGTGCGCGCTTCCGTGCAAGTTATTGCGATCCACAACGCAAGTGAAGCGATACGCTTTCGTGCCATCGGGTGCTGCCGCTGGGGTATAAGCACCACGCGGATCACCGCTTGTGAGTGACTGTGTAACTACACCCGCCAACAAGGCACCAGCTGCAGCGGTAACATCGTTTGTCAATTCAGCAATCAAGCCAGTGTGCAGCACCTTATACGGCACACCGAGGATGACGCCAACACCAATGCTGATCGTTGCTGCCACAGGGCTGATGACGTGTGACACGTCTTTGAACATCTTCTTACCAGTGACGACACCTGCGATGAGTGTAACACTCTCTCGCATGGCTTGGCCGAGATAGTCGTAGCCAACAATCACACCAGCACCACCGACAGTGGAAGTGACGGTGACGTTACGACCATAGCGGCCCATGATAGCATCAGTCTGTACCACTGTTGGCGCGACGTTGCCAGCAGCAGCAAGAACGACACCGTTAGCAAGCACAGTGGCACCTGCTGCAACGCACGCAGGGATGTCAACTGTAGTGTGTCCGTCGATGCTCACATCACTCGCGTACATGCAATCTGCAACGCGGTGACTGACACGCCGAGTGGACGGTACGGCGACTTGAACAGCCATAGTTATTTATCCTCTTCGTCTGTTTGCTCGTTGCTCGCAAGCAAGCGTTCGACAAGCGACGGATCGCTTTCTACTAACTTAGTCAGAACATCGAGCGCGTTCTTTTGCTTCGATGACAATGCAGCATTTGCAGGCTGCATTCCGACTGGTGTATCATCGCCGCCTTCGTACAGCAGCGGAATGAGGTTGCGGTTCAACTTGAGGCGCACAACGTCTTCGTGCGTGAGAAACACACTGTCACCGCGTAGAGTGCGCACCATGTAGCCATCAATCTCTACATCAGTAGGCACCACACGGAAGCCGATTTCGTCTTTCACAGTGCGATTGACGACAGTCTTACGCTTCATCGGCTCGATGACGTAAGCAGGCACAGCTTGTTTAGTCTCATGCATGCTCAGCGCTTGCATGGGACGTTCTGTGAAGCTTACTGACTGTTTCTCATCTGGCATTGCAGCCTCCTTGTTGTATACTCAGTATACAGCTAGTCGTTGACCACAGCGTGCGTGCGGTACTGCTTCCACGTGCAGAACTGGCACTGCGTGATGACACGCTGACCATAGCCGTCGATAGTCCACGGCGCAGTCAGGTCAACATTCTTCATGTTGTTGTCACCAAGGATGTGCAGTCGCAGGTACGTGTCGTTAAGGAAGTACGCACGATCAACGGGGCAGCTTTCATCGTAGATGATCGGCACACCGTTGTGCGACACACCATCGAAGCCGAGGTCCATCATGCGCTTGCCGCTGCTTGTGTTCGTCAGCGGGATGGTGAGCTTAGCACGCACCGCAGCACGATACAGGCGATAGTGATTGCGTCCTGCAATGATAACTTTAGGACGCTCTGTGCCCTGTTTGAGATCGAGGAGGACATCATCATATGCCTCTTCGATGTTCGTGGCGTTGAGAGTACCCGCGAAGTCATATGACGAAGAACGCCATTGCACTTCGGCTGCACGATCAACACCAGCAAGTGATCCAGTGGTAGGATCATCAGGTACAAGAATGGCAAGTCCATTCGGATCATTGCCGCCACCAAGTCCGTACAAGTAAGCAGAGAACTTCTCCTTGATGGAGAGTTCAAGTGCTTCCAACTTGCCCTGCAGCAGCTTGACAGCAGCAGCTTCACCCTTGTTCTCATCTTCCTCTTGATTGGAGATGATCACAGTGCCTGCAATACGCGACCAGCGGTATTCAAGCTTGATGAACTCCTGCGTCTGCACAACTGGCAGTGCATCGTAGTACGAGTAGCTGCCCACTGTCGGATTGCGTCCGGTCATCAGTGGATTGGTGATGTTGTAACCGCTTGGTTCATTCTCAATGCGGTCACGTGCAAAGCACCACGCCATAAGCGCGTTGCTCTGCATGGCGGCGATGATGAGCTTCTTACGACTACGCTCAATCGTCGTCGCGAGGACGTTCTGAAGTACAGGCATCGTTCACTGATCCTATTTGTTGTTAAGTTCAGTGAAGACAGCACTAGCAATGTCACGCCACGGCGTGTTGCTCTTGAAGTCTCCACGCGAGTTATCAGTTCTGTGCGTTGGGAGACTGCCGTTTGGCTGCATACTGCGCATATCACCCGGTGTGGACGGTCTGCGCTGCTGACCACCACCATTACCGCGTTGGCGCTGCATAGCTGCTTCAATCTGCGGTTTGAGTGGTGAAGTGAAGTCAAAGCCACGGCGTTCTACCCAACTGCGTAGTTCAAAGTACGCTCGTTCCGGCGTCAAGCCATGATTTGCAACTAATCCGCTGATTTCGTTGCCATGCGTGTCAGCATGTGGGTGTGTTTGTATGAATTGTTCAGCCTGCTCTACAGCACGCTCATTTAGTTGCTGTTCTTGCTGTCTCTGCTTGGTTTGTTGCTCAAGCGGACCTAATCTACGGTCCAATTCGTTGGTAATGACGCGCGCATTGATAGCTGGCACCGCATCATGACCAAACAAGTCGTCCATAGTGACGCCCGTGGCTAAAACACGCGCAACAATGTCACGCACAGCCATGATCGGGTCTTTTTCAGCCATTGCACGAAGCTGAATAGCTTCTTGTGCCATCTGTGGTGAGATGTTGTTCGTCTTCATCAGCCCATCGAGGGCTTGGAAGCTCTGAACATGCTCCTGCAGCTTGCGCAAGTCACGATGCGCTTGATTTGCAGCGTACTGCGCACGATTGAGGTTGTATGCTAGCTGCTTTTCGCGCCGTGTAGTAGCAACGATGTTGCCATTCTTATCAAGTAGCTCGCCACGCGCGCCCTTACGGGGTTTGTCTGGGAAAAGTTGATCGTCCTTGGTGTCTTTGCGTGGAGTGTGACGATCACTTCCGGTTTCTTTTCGCTGCTCTCCTCCGTCTTGACTAGCAGCACCTCCAGTATTGACGTCTTGTGGCTGTGCGCCGTCATTCGTGACGTCAAGCTGACCACCCTCTCCACCGTCTCCTGCATCGGGCTGCTCCTGCGGCGCTTCTTTGATACCGAAGCTGTCGCCTACTGCTGACATCAAGTCTTTTTCTTCGGCCATTTAAGCCTCCTACTAAGCAGCAGCACCACGCTGCATTCCACCGATCAGCTGCGAAGCTATATCAGCTACACTACTACCACGTGCAAGCTGTACACCGATTGTCTGCTTTAATTCAGGTGGCAAACCGTCAATAAGTCGTGCTACCTCTTGCACAATTGAGGCTATGTCGTCAACCTGTGGCCCACTTCCTCCACCACCTGCTGCGCCACCACCGCCTTGCGATGCGCCCTGTGCTTGTGCACGCATCTTTGCCATTTCAAGCATGCGCTGCTGTTGTCTATCAGCGCCCTGCTGTGCGCCTTGCTGATCCATCTGCTCAGCCTGCTGTTGTTCAGGCGACGGACCTTGCACTTCCTTCATGATGCCTTTGTATATCAGCTCCCAATCTTCCTGCGAGACAGTGACGTTGTCGAACGCTTGTGATAGGACTTTGAGAGCGACAACTGCAGCAATAGGAGTTGCACGTGTAAATTGACCAATGATTTGTGAAATCTGGAGTGCTTGCTCCTTCTTCGCTCGCGATGTCGGCTTAAGTGTAGAACCGCCCACGACACGCGGAGTAAACAAGCGACGAATGTCTGTTGCATTCATCGTCTCCCATTGTGAACCTAGTTCTTCACCTACAAGTGTGATGACTTCTTGCTTCTCCATGAACTGCATGCACATCTGCGCAGTGAGCCACAGCACTGTGCCTACGCTGTCTTCAATAGCGTCCATCTTCTCATCAGCGCGTGTTTGTATCTGTGACTCGTAGCTCTCAATTGCTTTGTTGGTGGTGTTTGTCTTGTACTCTACACCACGCTGCACGCTAGCTACACCTGACAAGCGGTCGATGGCTTCAAGCGTTGGTTTCTTGTCGAAGAACTTCATCGCATCGGCTGATGGAGGTAGCAATGGGCCTAACACATCACCGAGCTTCTTACCTTCAGGCAGGTCAACACCAATGGTGTTGCTGTCATGCGTGCCTGCTACTAGTGCTTCAAGCACGCTGTTGTCTTTCAGCGAGTTCTTATCATACACCACTTTGCCTGCGGCGAACTTACGGACTTTTGCCCATTCATTGTTGATAATGTTGATGTCATCCTGTTGATCCAAGTAGTAAGTAACTTCTCCCTTCGCATACATTGTAATTGGGTCTGTGTGGAACTCCATTGGCACAACACTGAAGAACTGGTCGAGCGAGTAAGGATCGTCCCACACCCACAACGGATAACACCAGTCGTTGCAATTATAGAGTTCAACTCGTCTGGTAACTTTGTCCCACACATATACTACCTTCGTCATCTGCGCTGCGAGGAAGCTGCGTTGATCTGCGTATCCGTACTTGCTGTACTCGGAAGTTGAATAGCTAAATAGTTGGAAGTTGTCTGTCTGACCACGTTCACCTTGGTCTGGGCTGACACCTGCCTTGATGACGTTGGTTGGTGAAAATACAGACTCCCACTCGTCGCTATCTGGCTTCTTCCGTCCATAACGAGCGCGTAGTAATGAAGTATACATGAGGTCTTCAATCATCACCCAATTGCAAGGACCACTAAGATCAAGGTCAGTAGCTGTAGGATCAACAATGATTTGATCAGGACGGCGCACCTTGCACCACGGTCCACTAGGTGAGAGCATGTCGATGGTTTCTTCCAACGCAAGTAGCTTGCCTTCACACTCTTTGATGTCTTTCTGTGAAGTTGCCTTCTCAAGCTCCAAGCTGAGCTTCTGTATCTCCTCAAGTGCAGCCTCACTGCTTTGTTCGCGGAGTGTATATCCAACCTCGAACCAGCCTAGGTTTGTGAGACTTGTGCTTACGATGTTGCGCTTCACCTTGCGCTTGAGGTTCAATCCCGGTGTTGTCTTCTTTGCAGCCAGTACGTTGACAAGCTTCTCTACCACTCTTGCTTTTTGTTGATCGGCTTTGTCTTCGCACGTAAACTCCGCATCAGGGTTCTTCGTGAATAGTAGTGGAACGAGTGCGCTGACGTTGGCAAAGACAATGTTCTCTGTACTGTCGAAGTTGCCAGCGAGCGACTTACCTGCAGCGGTGTTGTCTTCTTCATGGCGGCTACCTGCACCTTGACGTGTGTGATCATGGCGGTAGTACCTGTATGCTTCATTCCAAGCGTCGGTGTTCTTGCTCATCGCTGCGCGGCCTTGATCGTAGCGTGAGTGCCACAACGGCCCGCGATGCTTGCTGACAGGTATCTTGCTCTCACCTATAACGCGGTATATAGGAGCGTCATCAGCAGGAGCAGCACCGTCAGACATAACACCGTCATAGCTATTAAACGCTTTGTCATCCTCTGAGGTGCCCGGCGTAGCGGTGCGTTCCTGCTCATAATCATCAGCCATCAGATAAGTCCTTTGGTATTAGCGAGCCACTCTGGCATTGTGAATGTGCCATCGCCATTGTCAGTAGTCTTTGACTTAGGCACCCACACCTTTTGCTCACCATCGTCTATCAGATAAGCGAGAGCTGTTTCATGTTCTAACTCTGCAGTGATAGTGCACGTCTCTTCCTCTCTTACCTTACCCATAGCGGTGTCTCCTTGGGTTCTCTGCTTCGTGATCGCGCTCTTGCCAAGTCATATAACTCGGTATGCGATCAGCAGCAGAAACGATATACTTGCCAATGTCAGGCATATCACTGAGTAGGTAGCGTACGTTGTCCATTGCATGGTCGTTACGATCTACTGGTTTGTCTATGCGCTCACCTGATGTTGACTGCTGCCAGAAGTAGCCAGTTATCTCATCAGTCCACCAGTCAAGCTTAGAGTTAACGAATAAACGAGGTGAGCCAGCAGTACGCTGCACGGGATGCAGAAGGCGATGATTGATATTGAGATAACTGCCCACCTTAACAATGCCATTGGCGATGTCATTGTTACCTCGACGCATGTAGATGCCGTCTTCTTTGAACATATCTGCTATAGTCTTACCAACGGTGCGCTTGTTGACTGTACGTCTACCGAAGATTGATGGATCGGCGATGCACTTGTGCATTTCGTCAGGCGTAAACTCCCACTTCTGTCTAATGCGCTTGATCTCATGTATTTGTTCATCAAGCGAGAACTCCTTTCGATAGAAGCCATCGCAGATGATGACGTGCTGTTCAGGAGATACAAATGCAAGCGTGTAGCATGAAGGCTGCGCTTGGCCGTAGTCATATGCTTCGATCCAGTTTGGCTGATAGTGTGTTTCGATGTATCCATCCAACAATGCACGGATGTTTCCTTCTTGCAGCAAGTGGACGCTATTGTCGAACTGTGGGTAGACAAGTCCTTCGTATGCAACCCATCTTCCAAGCAGAAAACGGTCACGTTGTTGACCACTGTACATTGTTTCCAATGTTTGGATAAAGTCGCCTCCTTCAGCTTCGTGTACATGTCGTAGCTCGTACGTGCTGCCTTCAACGACTTCAATTAATAACTGCGGTTTGCCGTCTACGCCTAGCACAGGTCTGCGTTCTTTATCACGCACACAGATAAGGTCATCTGTTATTACGCCAGTGCGTTGGTACTGCTGCAAGGGACGGACTAGTTTAGTGTACACCCAATTGCCTGTTGGATTGCACGTGAGCATCATCCAACGTGGGCCTGTCACAGGCATTGCAGCATCTTCACCTACATAGCGCGCTCTACCACGCAAGCGACCGAACAAGTCGAGAAAGTCCTTATGTGTTATCTCTGGGTCTTCTACTTGATCGACGATGACCCAATCGAATGTTGCGCTTAGAAGGTTGGAAGAACTGCTCTCCGTCTTCGTCCCCTGTTGCGCTATGTATCTGAAGTAGATCGAAGTCCCATTCTTGAGGTGACAGATGTTGTCTCCGTTTTGTCCGACGCTGAAGGAGACGATCCACTTTGGGGGACACCACTTGATGAACTCCTTCCGAATAGTATCGTTGAGCTTTGGATAGGTAGATCGTGAAATAAGTCCAGTTGAACCGGGATACTTGTCTGCAAGTTGCAAGGCTTTGATGACGGCTGCTGTTGTCTTGCCATTGCCAAATCCTCCACCGTAGATTTGTAGCTTGGCAGTTGATTGCAGGAAGCGATCCTGCAAGCTGCCTTCCTTAAGCAGCAGTTCAGGTCGTTCAGCTACGTGTACAGTACGCGGACGACTAGCCATTAGCGAACCACAACGGACGTGGGCGTCTCCATTCGCTACTATACGATGGTCGCACAGCACCACAGCGCCGACAGTACTTTACCTCTACACCGCTGCCGTCACCTTCCAGAATGTCAGCAGCTACATGCGCGCCATCGTGGGGACAGCGTTGCATCCAACGATCAATTAACCAGTCAACGATCTGCATTGTTCAACACCTGATAGCGTCAACACCGACGTTGCATGGTGATGCAGCGATGAAGATGGCGATCATGATCACTGCAATAGCCATGCCTACTACAGCACCTACAGCGATGACGCCTGCACCTACTACAAGTCGATCCACTTGTTGCCGCCGATGTTGCGATACACATCGCCTGTTGCGCTGTCTGCTCTCAACTCACTGGCGTAGCCTGCAGTGCTAGGTACACCTGCTGCGAACGTAGTAGGCACGCAGTAGCTAACATCAACAGGACCAGTAGGATGACCGTTAGCCTTGATGCCTTGACCGTCTTTGTTAGGTACGATAGCCATGCTACTTCTCCTACTTGATGAATATAAAGAACAACACAATGGTGATAGCTGCACCAGTGAGCGCACCACCGAAGAACTCTACATCGAAGCGCATCATTCTTTAATCACCTGAACGGTGATGTCTTTAGCATCAACGTCGATGGTAGGCATCTGCTTAGGCTTCGCCACTTCGCGTATGTGACGAATAGTAAGACCGCCCTCTAATGAGTGACGATGCTCTAGCACCTGCTTAGGTGAGAAGCCTCCGCGGTCGAGCATGTTCATCAGGATGCGAGACTTAGTAGCTGGGCGTGTATCTTCGTCTTCCAGCAAGTCCTCTAAGCCGTCGAGTGCTTTGCCACTCATAGCGTCGATGCGCTTCTGCACATCATCAGCGGTGAGAGCGGCGAGGTTGTCTTTGATGAGTAGATCAAGCTGCTGAAACAGCTGCAGCCCTTTGATCATGTCAATCTGGCTAAGCTTCAAGCCAGTAGCGTCTGCAATCTCAGCGTCGTTGATGCCTAGGGTGAAGTACAGCCACACTACACCAGCAGTAGTAATAGCTTTACTGTCAGCAGGGAGATCAACAAGACCACGACGCACCACGCGATTGTTACGATCACGTCCCCTAACTGTAGCAGCTTGCTTTGTCTGTTTGAACTTGTCGGTCTGCTGTTGAATAACGGCTTCAGGCGACGTAGTCGGCAGTATTGCCTGACCCGTGCGTGTATCAATGATAAGACCATTTGCAAGTGGTAAGTCTGTCATCGCCCCTTGCCACTGCCTGACATCTTTCTGTACATCTCAGCAATCATCTGCTGCTGTTGATCACGTGGGTCTGTACTAACTCTGCCTCCTCCCTCTACACCGCCACCCTTCTGTGGTGTAGCTGGACCTTTGACAGTGCGGAATGACTTAGCACCTCTCACTTGCGGTGTAGGAGCCTGTGCACCTTTCATCACAGATGCACTGACAACGTCATCCATCTCAGGCATCTGTACTTGCTTCTTACGAAATGGCTGCGCCATATGTGTAGCTCCTGTGTAAGTGCGCCGGATGTGACATAAGCCGAGGGAGGTTACGCTTCATCATCATCCGGCGCTGCGACCTCTTCCTCCTGCTCGCCAGTGGGAGGAGTGCCGCCTACTTCATTCAGCATCTGTTGCACTTCATCAGGATCAGCTTCAATGCCGTACTGCTGCATGAGTTGTTGCAACTGTTCAGGGTCCATCTGCTGAAGCTGCTGGATCATCTGTGTAAGTTCACCACCACTGATGCCGCTCTGCTGTATCAGCTGCAAGATGCCCGGTGGCAATGATGTCAAGTCTACACCATTCAACTCAGCAGCGCTTGTACTAGCATCACCGCGCCCGACAGGCATATCACCGCCGACAGGCATTTCAGCGAACTGGTCTTCAGGTGTAAGAGCCATGCTAACTCCTACTTGTTGACAGTGCCTAAGATGCCACCGCCACTGTTGCCGCTCTTCTCAACCGGGTAGCCGCTTGTCGCTACAGTAGGTGTAGCTGGATTAGGCATTGGCATGAAGTAAGGAGTCATCTGTGCTTGGAATGCTTCCTTCTCAAGGATGGTGGTAGCATGCAGCGGCACGATTGCATAAGGCACGATGGGTATCTTACCACCCATGTCCATGTTGTTGTGCTGCCGTGCTTGCACTTGAGCGACGGTGTACTCAGCATTAGCACCGACACCGTTAGCAAGCGCACGGCCAATCTCACCGAATGCTTGACCACCATATGATGCAGTGAGACGTGCTACACTACGCATCGTGGAGTTGGCTTGCTTCGTGAGTGCGTGAGGCTCACCGAATGTGTGATCCCAACCGCCTGCCCATGCTGGCATGATGTACACTCCTGTTGAAAGCTGATCATCGCGCATAGCACAAAGCTACAGATTTGTCAATGGCTTACAAGTATATACTCAGTATACAGCAACGGTTGAAGTGACATCCGGCCCGAAGGGCCGGTCCTGAGCCTTCGTCCGATTGTAAGTGACTTGCATCTACTAACACACATGCTATAATACAAGTGTTGTGTTGTTGTAGACATGACATGGTAACTTACGCTCGTTGCAGCTTAACAACTGCAACGGGCGTCTTTTTATATACAGCGAAGTTTATATGGCAGTACTTAAGTACTCAAACACGCAGCCGTGCAAGCGCTGCTATTAGCAATTTCACTGCCACGGTGAGTGGGTGTCAGCGCTCCTACTCAGCTGGCTGCAGCAACAGCTACAGCCCTCTTTTCCTTTCGCACGGGGAGCACCAGTCCGCCGCTGCAGTTGCAACGCATTCGCATCACGATCGGCAGCGATGCGGTGCGCTGTGCTGTGCTGCTATCTACACAGCATCAATGTGGAATAGGTGCGCTTGGGCCGCTGCCTGCCTGCACATTGCAGTCGGCAGGTTAGGTTGTACTACATCACATTACACTTGTGCACTGCACCATCATGACATATCAATAATATGAATATGAGCGCTGATGCGATTGCAGCGCAAGGATGATGCTAGGTAGCGGCTAGAATACAGCGCATCAGTGAGCGGCGCTGCAAGAATGCGGGCACATTGAATTAGAACACAACGTGCACGAGTTATGGAATATCTAGCGCTTATCCACAGGACAGGTTGTATATCTGCCGCATGCAATTCGATGCATGGACGGCGGCGCATCGACCACCACGCAAGCTAGCGACTGCTAGGCTATATGTGCCGCATGCGCTGGCGGCATGCGGCGCTGTTTGAGGCTTGTTTAGCTGGCAGCTATATGGGCAAGTGCTTGTTTTACATAGGCTATTTATGTGCGGTGTGTAGTAGCTATAGCCTGATGTATACTGAGTATATAGCTGCATATGGTGTGAACATGAGTTATTCACAGCTAGATATAGTATGAAATACAGCGCTTGCATCTACTATTGCAGGGTTTAAGATGTGCTTAGTTGGATGGACTTTCGGCATGAGCACCTGCGTTGCAGGCAGCGCCCGGCGGTTTCACCGATCAGCGTGCCGTCAGCTTAAGGATGGTCGCGCTAGCCTACGCCATGCAGGCGAAACATGCATGGGGTCCATGAGACTTTCTACCGTAGCCAATGCGGAACATTGGTAATTCCATGTAAGGACTACAACAATGAACACGACCAACAACACCGCGCCCGCCACCACCGCTACGTTCAAC